TTCCAGCAGGTCTACGGTCACATGAAGACCAATGACCCCGAGGGTGCTGAGGCGCTCATAAAGGCTTTTGAGTCTCGTGACGTAGCAACCATGAAGACGATTCTTAACCTAGCGGGACAGTCTCGCGATAAAACCTTTGGTAAGAAAGCTGAACGCTCTATTGCCAAGCGCGCTACCCCAGCGAAACCTGCTCCCCGCAAGGCTGTAGGCTTCGAGTCTCAAGCTGAGATGATTAAGGCGATGTCCGACCCGCGATACCGCACCGACTCTAAGTACCGTCGTGAAGTGGAACAGAAGGTCATCGACTCTAAGTTTTAATTAGGTAGCACTATAGGGAGAGATGGAATCTACAGTTTGGCGGTCACCAGTTCAGATAACACTGATTGGGCATCGGGCTGCCGTGGCTGGGCTGTAGAGTGCCCTTCGAGTTACACAATGAGTATCACCTCGTTTCAAGTAGTACCTCAATAGCTTGGCAACGATAGGCCCGTCTGGTCAGCGTAATGACTATTCTATTCGTAAACAACATAAGGAGATTCAACATGGCTAACATGCAAGGTGGACAGCAGCTCGGTACTAACCAAGGTAAAGGTCAATCCGCAGCAGACAAGCTGGCGCTATTCCTGAAAGTATTCGGCGGTGAAGTCCTGACCGCATTCGCTCGTACCTCTGTGACCTCTAACCGTCACATGCAGCGTCAAATCAGCTCCGGTAAGTCCGCACAGTTCCCTGTGATTGGTCGCACCAAAGCTGCTTACCTGCAACCGGGCGAGTCTCTGGATGACAAACGTAAAGACATCAAGCACACCGAGAAGACCATTAACATTGATGGCCTGCTGACCGCTGACGTGCTGATTTACGACATTGAAGACGCGATGAACCACTATGATGTGCGCTCCGAGTACACCTCTCAGATTGGTGAATCTCTGGCGATGGCAGCTGATGGTGCGGTACTGGCTGAGCTGGCTGGTCTGGTTAACCTAGCTGATTCAGTCAACGAGAACATCGCTGGTCTGGGCAAACCGTCCCTGCTGGAAGTTGGCGCTAAGGCTGACCTGACCGACCCGGTCAAGCTGGGCCAAGCGGTTATCGCGCAGCTGACCATTGCTCGTGCGGCCCTGACCAAGAACTACGTCCCGGCTAACGACCGTACGTTCTACACCACCCCGGACGTGTACTCTGCGATTCTGGCGGCTCTGATGCCTAACGCTGCGAACTATGCGGCTCTGATCGACCCTGAGCGTGGCTCTATCCGTAACGTGATGGGCTTCGAAGTCGTTGAGGTTCCGCACCTGACCGCTGGTGGTGCTGGTGATGACCGCCCGGACGAAGACGCAGAAGCGACCAATCAGAAGCACGCCTTCCCGGCAACTGGCGGTAAAGTCAACAAAGAGAACGTTGTGGGCCTGTTCCAGCACCGTTCCGCTGTCGGCACCGTTAAACTGAAAGACCTGGCTCTGGAGCGTGCTCGTCGTACCGAGTATCAGGCTGACCAGATTGTCGCTAAGTACGCGATGGGTCACGGTGGTCTGCGTCCTGAGTCTGCGGGTGCGCTGGTTTTCACAGCGGCCTAAGCGTAAATACCTTTAGTGCTCGGACGGTGACTCCGTCTGAGTACGAGGTACAGACTGTAGCCATTGATGGTGATTCACTTAAGGTGGCACTCGATGGGCTGGAGGGAGTAACGGATTGGTCAAGCCTTGAGGTAACTTATGGTACTTCAGGGATTGCCAGTAACACCCGCCGGACCAACACGCTGTACTTCAAAGGAATCGCTGTAGGCGAAACTCTGGTGACTGTCAGCTTTGGTGGGTCTGAAATGAAGACCTTTAAGCTGGTCGTAACCAACTAAACTAGCCAAACCCCTTGGGGACCACTCACGGTCTCTGAGGGGTTTTTTTCGTTAGGAGTTTACAATATGAACATGCAAGATGCTTACTTTGGGTCTGCCGCTGAGTTGGATGCTGTCAACGAGATGCTCGCAGCCATCGGTGAATCCCCAGTGACAACCCTTGATGAAGACGGAAACGCAGACGTTGCTAACGCCCGTCGAATCCTCAACAGGATTAACCGACAGATTCAGTCCAAAGGTTGGGCCTTCAATATCAACGAGTCTGCCACATTAACCCCGGATGTAGACACTGGGCTTATCCCGTTCCGCCCAGCATACCTGTCAATCCTAGGTGGCCAGTACGTTAACCGTGGGGGCTGGGTGTACGACAAATCCACGGGTACAGACACCTTCTCCAGCGCTATCACAGTGACACTGATTACCCTTCAGGATTATGATGAGATGCCTGAGTGTTTCCGCCAGTGGATTGTCACCAAGGCCAGCCGCCAGTTCAACTCTCGGTTCTTCGGGGCGGAGGACGTAGAGAACTCTCTGGCACAGGAAGAGATGGAAGCCCGGATGGCATGTAACGAGTACGAGATGGACTTCGGGCAGTACAACATGCTCGATGGCGATGCGTACGTGCAGGGTCTCATCGGTCGTTAATCAGAAACTTAAGGAGGACCAAATGGCTCTCGTATCACAATCAATCAAGAACCTCAAGGGAGGCATTAGCCAGCAGCCTGAAATCCTACGGTACCCAGAGCAGGGCACACTTCAGGTCAACGGTTGGTCCTCCGAGACTGAGGGTCTCCAGAAGCGACCACCTATGGTGTTCATCAAGTCCTTGGGAGCGCGTGGGTACCTCGGGGAAGACCCGTACATCCACCTCATCAACCGCGATGAATACGAGCAGTATTACGCTGTGTTCACTGGTAACGACGTTCGGGTATTCGACCTGTCCGGCTATGAGTACCAAGTCAGAGGTGACCGCTCGTACATCTCCGTAGTCAACCCTAAGGATAACTTGCGGATGGTAACCGTGGCCGACTACACGTTCATTGTGAACCGCACCCGACAGGTCCGTGAGAACCAGAACGTGACCAACGGTGGCACCTTCAGGGATAACGTGGACGGTATTGTCAACGTCCGTGGTGGCCAGTATGGCCGTAAGCTCGAAGTGAACATTAACGGTGTATGGGTCAGCCACCAGCTGCCTCCGGGCGACAACGCTAAGGATGACCCGCCCAAGGTTGACGCACAGGCCATTGCGACTGCACTCGCTGACCTACTTCGTGTGGCCCACCCAACGTGGACATTCAACGTGGGGACTGGTTATATCCACTGTATCGCCCCGGCTGGTGTTACTCTCGATGAGTTCCAGACGAGGGATGGTTACGCGGACCAGCTGATTAACCCGGTGACCCACTACGTCCAGAGCTTCTCTAAGTTGCCACTTAACGCGCCTGACGGGTACATGGTGAAGATTGTCGGGGACACGTCCAAGACTGCTGACCAGTATTACGTGAAGTATGACGCTTCTCAGAAGGTCTGGAAGGAAACCGTGGGCTGGAACATCTCGGTCGGCCTTGAGTATCACACGATGCCTTGGACTCTGGTGCGTGCGGCTGACGGTAACTTTGACCTCGGGTATCACGAGTGGAGGGACCGCCGGGCTGGTGACGACGACACTAACCCTCAGCCATCCTTTGTTAACTCAACGATAACCGATGTGTTCTTCTTCAGGAACCGCTTAGGGTTCATCTCTGGGGAGAACATCGTGCTTTCCCGCACCAGTAAATACTTTGAGTTCTACCCGCCGTCAGTGGCCAACTATACGGACGATGACCCGCTAGATGTTGCAGTAAGTCATAACCGTGTGTCGGTCCTTAAGTACGCTGTGAGCTTCGCTGAGGAGCTTCTGCTGTGGTCTGATGAGGCACAGTTCGTTCTGTCGGCAAACGGTGTGTTATCCGCTAAGACTGCACAGCTGGACCTGACCACTCAGTTCGATGTGTCAGACCGCGCGCGTCCTTACGGAATCGGTCGGAATATCTACTATGCGTCCCCTCGCAGCTCCTTTACGTCCATCATGCGTTACTACGCGGTACAGGATGTAAGTTCTGTGAAGAACGCAGAGGACATGACAGCCCACGTCCCGAACTACATCCCGAACGGTGTGTACAGCATCAACGGGTCTGGTACGGAGAACTTCGCGTGTGTGTTGACAAAGGGTGCCCCTAGTAAGGTGTTCATCTACAAGTTCCTCTACATGGATGAGGACATCCGCCAGCAGTCGTGGTCCCACTGGGACTTCGGGGAAGGTGTGGAGGTGATGGCTGCAAACTGTATCAACTCAACGATGTACCTGCTGATGCGCAACGCCTACAACGTGTGGATAGCTGCGGTGGACTTTAAGAAGGAGTCTACTGACTTCCCGTTCGAGCCTTACAGGTTCCACGTTGACGCCAAGCGGTCGTACCACATCTCAGAGACTGCGTATGACATCGAGACCAACCAGACGGTAGTGAACGTCAAGGACATCTACGGGGCGTCGTTCTCTAAGGGCACTGTGGCAATCTGCGAGAGTGACGGTAAAATCACCGAGTATGCTCCGATGGGGGACTCTTGGGACTCAACCCCAGACATCCGCATTAGTGGCGACATCGCTGGTAAGGATATCGTCATCGGGTTCTTGTACGACTTCCAGTATGTGTTCAGTCGGTTCCTCATCAAGCAGGAGCAGAATGACGGTACAACGTCCACGGAGGACTCTGGTCGTCTACAGCTGCGTAGAGCGTGGGTGAACTATCAGAACACCGGGGCGTTCACTGTGAGCGTCGATAACGGTAGCCGTGAGTTCGACTATCTGGTCAACGCCAGAGTAGGCTCTACTGGTCTACGTCTGGGCCAGAAGGCCACAACTACTGGTCAGTACCGTTTCCCGGTGACTGGTAACGCCTTGTACCAGAAGGTGTCACTGCGTTCCTTCAACGCTTCCCCGGTGTCTATCATTGGGTGTGGTTGGGAAGGTAACTACAGCAGACGTGCCAACGGTATTTAATTGAACGTCTCCCTGTGGTGTTGCCAAATTAGGTAGCACTATAGGGAGACAACACTGAGAGGGGACTTAAAGCATGTACATAAGAAACACTGTAAGTAATGACTTAGAGTTATTCATCCCGGCCTACCATGACGTACTTGAGGCACAGGCCATGGGTATAGAACCATCGTTCCCAGCGGTTACTGAGTGTGTCACGTTAGACCACGATGGTTTTCCTTTGGCTATAGGTGGACACTGTGGAGACCAGTGCTGGTTCGTTACGAGCGACCAAGTGTGGAGACTCGACAGGGCTGGCAAGCTGGAGTTCCGTGAGAGAATCATGGAGTACAGGGACATGTTATTAAATGTTTATCCATCCCTGTGGAACTTCGTTTGGGTCGGTAACGGTCCCCACAAGCGGTTCCTTAAGTCCATCGGTGCTGTATTCCACGAGGAGTACACTCAGGGTGGGAAGTTCCAACTGTTCACCATAACTAGGAGGTAACTATGTGCTGGATGGCAGCTATTCCTATCGCAATGACGGCAGTACAAGCCATCGGTCAGTCGCGTAACGAAGCCAAGATGATTGGCCTTCAGAATGACCAGATGCGCAGACAGTCTGCCCAGATGATTAAAGAGTCAAACATTCAGAACGCTAACGCCAGCCTTGAGCAGAAGCAGAAGCTGGAAGAGGCCAGTGCGGACTTAACGGCCAAGAATCTAGATAAGGTTCAGGCCATGGGTACAATCCGTGCAGCAATCGGAGAGGGAAACCTTGAGGGAGCCAGCATGGAACGTATCAGTAGAATCGAGGAGGGCAAGTTCATTCGGGATGCCAACGCGGTCACCGATAACTATCGTCGAGACTATGCGTCACTGTTCGCTCAGCAGCTTGGTAACTCTGAGTCGACTATCGACCAAGTTAAGACCATGCAGAAGGCTGAGACCAAAGGTAAATCCAAACTGGAACAGGTGCTCGACCCTCTGGCACTGATGGGTTCGCAGGCAGCATCCGCATATGCTTCTGGCGCGTTCGACAGCAAGTCCACCAAGGCCCCAATTAGTCAGGCCAAAGGCACTAAGGTAGGAGGTAAGTAATGGCTAGTAAATTAGAACAAGCGTTGGGCCAACTACCACAGGCCGGGTCTACCCGCATCCGAGGTGGCTCAGCGTCAATGCGGTATCGCCCAGTAACCATTCAACAGGAAGGTGTCCGTCAGTCCAACCTCGTGCAGTCCTTGGCGAAGTTTGGGGCAGCGATGGGTGAGGCAGCGGATGCATACGACAAGCGCCAGCGAGATAAAGCTGAGGAGCGGTCCGACGAGATTATCCGTAAGTTGACCCCGGAGCAGCGCCGGGAGGCAATCAAGAACGGGACCCTGCTGTATCAGGATGACCCGTACGCTATGGAGGCCCTACGGTTCAAGACTGGCCGTAACGCTGCATTCCTCATTGACGACGAAGTGGCGCAGAAGGTTCAGAACGGTGAGTTCCGTACTCGTACTGAGATGGAAGAGTATCGCCACAAACGGTTGACCGAAGGTGCCAACGAGTTCGCTGAACAGTTCATGATTAACCCTGAGGACTCTGAGTTCCAGAGAGGGTTCAACGCGAACATCACCGAGCGTAACATCTCACTGTATGGCAAGCATGATGCGTTCCTTAGTGAGCAGGCCCAGAAGGGTGCCATACTGGCCTCGAAGGTGGAACTGTCCGGTGTCCTTAAAGACCCAGCCGTTTTGGCACGTCCAGAGTCCGGTGAGTTCTTCCAGCGCTACATCGACAACGCGATTAAGACCGGGAGTATCCCTAGCGACGCTCAGGCGCAGCAGGTAATCATCGGGTCCCTTAACGACGTCATTCAGCGTCCGGGTGCTACCAACTTCCTCCAGAGCCTTGAGGGCCGCCCGGTCACCCTTAACGGGAAGACCACGACCTATAAGGAGCTGATGGGAGAGGAGCAATGGAACGCCCTGATGGTCAAGGCCCAGTCCACTCAGTTCGATAATGATGCTAAGTTGTCCGAAGGTTTCCGCCTTGGGATTACCAGCGCGTTGAACCAAGACGACACCAGCAAGGGCTGGGAGATGCTTCAGGGTGCCAAGGCTGAACTCGACCGTCTACAGCCCGGTGAGCAGATGACCCCAGAGCGAGAGCGCTTGATTCAGGCTGAGGAGCAGATGCAGGCCCGTTTCCGTCAGGAGGCCCAAGCAGCGGCCAAAGAGATGGACAAGCGTCAGAAGACAATCAACAAGAATCAGGTCATCGACCAGCAGTTCACCAAGCGTATCAGCGGTCAGTACGTGTCCACCAGCTACAAGGACATGCCGACCAACGAGAACACCGGAGAGTTCACGCACAGTGACATGGTGAACTACGCCAATGGTAAGCTGGCAGAGATTGACCAGATGCAGCTCACAGAGCAACAGAAGGACCGCATGAAGCTGAGCTACCTACGGGCAGACTCAGATGGTGGAGCTTTCCGCACTGTTGTGGGCCAGATGGTCACCGACGCTGGGTCTGAATGGTCTGCCGCTGTGATTAACGGTAAGTTGCCTGAGGATACCACGGCGTTGAACAAACTGCGCACCATGCGTAACACCGACCCGGACCTCTTCGCCGCGCTGTACCCTGACAAGGCGGACCTGTTCCTGACGATGGACATGATGGATAAGCAGGGCATTGACCCGCAGATTCTCATAGACGCTGACCGTTCCCGCCGCAGCCTCACCAAAGAGATGCAGTACGAGGATGATAAAGCGTGGGCGTCCCTGAAGAACAACTCAGAGTCTCCCGAGCTGTCCCGTATTCCGGCTAGTCTGGATGGTATGGCCCGTAAGATTTACGACAGCGTCAAGTACCGTACAGGCAACAGCGACATGGCGATGCAGCAGACCGACAAGTTCCTCAAGGAATCCACTGTGACCTTCAAAGGTGATGACGTGGATGGTGATACCATTGGTATTATCCCGAAGAACATCCTACAGGTCAGTGACGACCCTAAGAGCTGGGAGCAGGGCCGCGACATCCTCGAAGAAGCCCGTAAGGGAATCATCGCGGCTAACCCTTGGGTAACCAACAAGCAACTGACGATGTACCAGCAGGGTGACTCTATCTACATGATGGACACCACTGGCACTGTACGTATCCGCTACGACAAGGAGCTACTGACTCGCACCTATCAGGAACAGCAGCAGCGACTGGCCAAGGAAGCCGAAGAGAAGGCACTGAAGGAAGCAACCAAGCGTGCACCTATCGCCGCAGCCACTCAGGCCCGTAAGGCCGCTGGTGAGCGTGTCCGTGCAAAACGTAAAGCCACTCCGAAGTTCATTTATGGCGGTGGTGACCAATAACCATTAAGGAGACAACATGAGCTACGATAAGTCTAAACCTAGCGATTACGATGGCATCTTCCAGAAGGCAGCAGACTCTCATGGGGTCTCCTATGACCTCCTGCGTAAGTTATCGTTTAACGAATCATCCTTCAACCCTAAGGCCGTCTCTAAGACTGGCCCTAAAGGAATCATGCAATTCACCCGCAACACGGCCCGCGCTATGGGCCTTAACGTGACCGATGGTGATGACGATGGGCGATACAACCCAGAGTTAGCCATTGACGCTGGCGCTAAGCTGCTTGCAAGTCTCGTCAAGAAGTACAACGGGGATGAGCTGAAAGCTGCCCTAGCGTACAACCAAGGGGAAGGCCCAGCGGGCGCACCTCAGCTTCAGGCTTACGATAAGGGCGACTTCGGGTCTATCTCGGAGGAAGGGCGTAACTACATGCGCAAGCTGCTGGATGTGGCCAAGAGTCCGAACTCAGGCGCACTGGAGGCGTTCGGCGGCATCACCCCAAAGGGTAAAGGGATTCCCGCAGAGGATGCCTTCAAGGGCATCGCTAAGGCTGGCAAGGTAGGTACTGAGCTGCCGGAGTCCCATGGGTTCGACGTTGAGGGTGTAGCACAGGAAGCTCCAAACACTCCGTACGCTAAGGACTTCTGGGAGAAGACCGGGACTACTCTCGATGAGTATAACTCTCGGTCAACCTTCTTCGGGTTCGGTGACGCCGCTGAGGCTCAGATTCAGAACTCAACATTAGGTGTGGCCTTCCGTGCTGCACGTGCTGACGATGGGTACGATGTGTTCAAGGACACGATGACCCCGACTCGCTGGAACTCTTACGTCCCCTCCAAGGAAGACTTACAGAAGCTGCGCGACTCTGGGTTACCTCCGAGTTACTATGGCGTGGTGACTGGTGGTGATGGTGAGAACTGGGATGCACTCATCAAGCTGGCCAAGGATAACTTCGAGGCTGACCAACGGGCCGCTGAGGCTGGTACTGGTGCGAAGCTCGCCGCTGGCATCGTGGGTGCTGGTGTAGACCCACTAAGTTATGTACCTCTTGTCGGTGTGGCCGGAAAGGGACTCAAGGTGGTCAATAAGGCCCTGCGAGTGGGTGCACAGGCTGGAGCACTCAGTGTTGCCTCTGAGGGAATACGTACGTCAGTAGCTGGTGGCGAAGCTCACTACGCTGATGCGGCACTTGGAGGGTTACTGTTCGGTGCTGGCATGTCGGCCCTCAGTGACGCTGTGGCTGCTGGTATCCGTAAGGCGCGTGGCGTCGAGTCCGTTAATGAGTTCGCTGGACCAGCACTCCGCACGGAAGCCAGAGAGACTGCCATCAACACTGGTGGTCACGATACCTCGACACTACCTCCAGAGAACTTCGCGTTCGAGCAGGACCACAGAGGTGTTCCGTTTGCCGACCACCCGACCGAAGAGGGCGCAGTGGTTCTGGCCAATGGTTCCATCCTGAGTGACACCAACCCGCTCAACCCAAGGACCCAACGTGACTTCGCAGAGATTGACCCAGAGCGTGCAGCTCCCGGTATCAAACTCGGTGGGTTCACTGAGATAGGCCTGAAGACCTTAGGGTCCAAGGATGCTGGTGTGCGCGCAATCGCTCAGGACCTCGTTCGCTCTCCAACAGGGATGCAATCAGGGTCTAGTGGTAAGTTCGGTGCCACCGCTTCGGATATCCATGAGCGGCTCCATGCGACTGACCAGCGGATGTATAACCAGCTGTATGACGCTGTTGACCGTGCCATGAAGGACCCAGAGTTCTCCGTGGGTGAGCAGAAGATGTCGCGTAGAGCTATCCGTCAGGAAGTCTACAAGCGTGCCGCCTTGGCGATTGAGCGTCCAGAGTTACAGGCTGATTTGACCAAAGGTGAACGTGAGGTGATGGACCTACTGAAAGAGCACTTCGACACCAAGCGTGAACTGATGGAACAGCCGGGTATCTTCGGTAATGCTAACGCTGTGAGCATCTTCCCCGGTAGTCGACACAAGGGTACCTACGTGCCTAACGTGTACGACAGGGGTGCTAAGGAATTGATGATACAGAAGCTGGGCGGACCCGAGGGACTCCAACAGGCAATCGCTCAGAGCTGGCTCACCAGTTACCGAGTGCGGCCTGAGGTCAAGGCGCGTGTAGACGAGTACCTGATGGAACTCAACGGCTACAAGTCGGTTGACCAAGTGACACCTGAGGTGGTCCAGAAGCACGCCATGGATAAGGCGTACGGTATCAGCCACACTGAGGACTTCACGGCATCCAGTGTCATTGACGACAACATCACAGGTCTGGTCGGTATCGAGAACAACTCGTTCCTTGAGGCCCGTAACATGTTCGACAGCGACCTCCCGGTTACCTTGCCGGATGGGTCAACCTTCAGCGTCAACGACCTGAGGGACTTCGACATGGCACGGATTATCCCAGCGTACGACCGTCGAGTTAACGGTGATATCTCCATCATGGGCGGTAGCGGTAAGACCACGCAGCAGCTCAAGGACGAAATCATGGCGTTAGACAAGCGGGCTGAACGTAAGGGACAACTGAAGGGTGAAGTGGAAGCGCTGAAGGACACCGTTAAGATTCTCACTGGACGTGCACGCCGTAACAACGATACAGCCTTTGAGACCGCCATGCGTACCCTGAACGACCTAGCGTTCTTCGCTAAGAACTTCTACATGGGTCCACAGAACCTCACAGAGATTGCTGGGATGTTGGCTAAGGGTAACGTTAAGGCGATGCTTCATGGTATCCCAACGTTGCGTGACCTAGCCACCAGAACCTCTCCGGTGTCCGGTAGTGAACTCCGCGAACTCCATGGGGCACTGTTCGGTAAGGAACTCGACCAGTTAATCCGTCCGGGGCGTGAGGATATCGTACAGCGAATCCGTGAGGCTTCCGATACCAGTGGGGCCATGGCGTCAGTCATTGGTACCATCAAGTTCGGCACTCAGGAGCTTTCGGCTCGTTCTCCTTGGACCAAGATGCTGAACGGTACGGCTAACTACATTCTGGACACTGCCCGTCAGGGTGTGCTCGGTGATGTGGCTGGTGCGGCCCTAGGCGGTAAGGGTTCCAAGTTTGGCAAAGAGAACTTCCTCAAAGCTGCCTCTATCAGTCCTGAGCAGTGGAAGGGAATCAAGCAACTCTTTGTCGACCACGCGACTCGTGACGCTAACGGCCAGTTCACCATCAAGGACAAGAAGGCTTTCAGTCAGGACCCGAGGGCGATGGACCTGTGGCGTCTTGCCGATAAGGTTGCCGACGAGACCATGCTGCGCCCTCACAAGGTGTCCCAGCAGGATTCCAAGGCATACGGTGCTGGTGTCAAGATGGCTATGCAGTTCAAGAACTTCACCATCAAGTCACTCAACGCCAAGTTCATTAGGTCCTTCTACGAGGGCTACAAGAACAACCGCGCTATCGACATGGCGTTGACCCACGTGTTGTCTCTGGGTATCGCCGGGACTTACTTTGCGATGCAGGCCCATGTGAAGGCTTACGGCCTCCAAGAGTCTCAACGTAAGGACTACCTGAAGAAAGCACTGAACCCAACCATGCTGGGATACGCAGCGTTGACTCGAAGTTCCCACACTGGTGCTCCACTGTCTATCGTCTCGATGATGGCAGGTGCCGCTGGGTTCCAAGACGCCAACATGCTACGCTCCACCATCTTACCTAAGGAGGAACAGTTCCAGAAGAAAGACGGAGCGTCCAAAGGTAGAGCCGAGTCCAGCAACCTTGCGGGCAACTTGGGGTCTCAGGTACCAGCATTGGGTTACATTGGAAACGTCATTGCTACCGCTAAGAATGCCTACGGTGTTGCTACAGCACCTAACAAGCCTACTGAGCGCGACTACATGACTGGCCTGATGAACTCCACTAAGGAGCTGGTACCCAACGACCCACTTACCCAGCAACTCGTGATGAAAATCTATGAGGCCAACGGTGTAACCATCAAACAACAGCCGAAACCTAACTAATTAGGTAGCACTATAGGGAGACCCTAGCGGTTTCCCTTCACATTCAACTTAAGGAGGCCACAATGGACCAAGATACTAAAACAATTATCCAATACCCCACCGGTGGTGACGAATACGATATCCCCTTCGACTACCTGTCGCGTAAGTTTGTCCGTGTGTCTCTCGTGTCGGATACCCAGCGTCTCTTGCTGGATAACATCACAGATTACCGGTACGTCTCCAGAACGCGCGTTAAACTGCTGGTAAGTACCGATGGGTATAGCCGTGTGGAGATTCGACGCTTCACGTCCGCATCCGAGATGGTCGTGGACTTCAGTGATGGGTCCGTTCTCAGAGCGACAGACCTCAACGTGTCCGCTCTACAGTCTGCACACATCGCAGAGGAGGCTCGTGATTTATTCAGCACAGCCCTGAGCATTGGTCAACTTAGCTACTTTGACGCTAAAGGTTTACAGATAAAGAACGTAGCACAGGGTGTTGACAATACCGATGCAGCAACCGTTCAGCAGCTCAACAAGATAATCGCTGACGTCGTGACAACCATCCCTGACAGTGTGGCAGATAACATCCGGGGCCTTTGGGCAAGAGTTCTTGGTGACATAGGAATCACTCTTGTTGACGGTAGCTTCGAGTCCGGTGCGACCATCACCACCAGAACCCAAGCGCTGTGGTCCATAAGTGGCCGTAAGTGTTATACATGGGCTGGTACTCTGCCGAAGGTTGTCCCTGAGAACTCTACTCCAGAGTCTACAGGTGGTATTTCCGAAACGGCGTGGGTGGACAGCTCCTCCAAGGCTCTTGGCGTTCTTTTGGCTGGCCCATCTGGAGCTGAACGTGTTGGTCTCAAGCAGGGCGGTACCGTTCAGGACGCTATTAATTGGCTTACGTTCGACTCCTTCGACATCGTAAAGGATGGCTCAAAGGATGTTACCTCTGACATTATGACAGCCTGCATTGTCGCCAATGACCTAGGTCTGGACATTAAGCAGAACGATGGGACGTATCTAGTGTCTGGAAACCCTGTGTGGCCTGTATACAACTCTCTCGACCTCAATGGGGTGACGCTGAAGTTGGCTGCTGGTTTCACTGGGTACTTTGCACTGACCCAGAAGGACTCCACAACGGTTTACGGGCCAACCAGTCCTATCGTTCAGGCCATCAATGCGGCTGGTGGGCGAACCGCTGGCTCTGGCGTTCTGGAAGGTCTGGTGAACTCTACCGAGTTGAATGGAAAGTTCCTGTTCATGGAGGGTGCCGATGTCCTTTATTATTCCCGAGGAACAGCTAAGTACTGGTGGACGAACACCTACCTGTCAAACCGTGGGAAACTGAGTGACAACCTTAAGTATGGCGTATCGGCTATCACGAAGATAACGGCGGTCACCCCTCGCACAAAGATTGTCTACTATCGTCTTCCTAATCTGGACTTTGGTAATGGCCCAGCGAATAACGGTGTGATTCGCGTACTGAACAACACACGGTTCATTATGCAGGGTGGCTCAATCTCCAACCGTCCACTTAAGGATGTGTCAAAGAGTCCGGTCATAATCAGCCTCAACTACTGCGCAGCCTTCAAGGCGTACGACTTCTTCGACCCGTATCCGGCCTTTGCGGTGGACGCCAATAACTCGCTCGTCTACTCCTACACCCTGAACTTCAACGACATCGCTGACGCTGTGTTTGAGAACTTCAACTCGCAGGGGTACGGTTGGGGCGTGGTTGGCGGGCAGCGCTCTACCAATATAACCTATCGTGACTGTAACCTTAACAGGGTGGACATGCACGACCCTTACATGGGGTACCTGAAGGTGCTGGACACCCGCTTAGGTACTTGGGGTATCAATGCTTCGGGAATGGGTGACATGTACTTAGAGCGCGTCACGGTCGATTTGGACGATTCGGCACATGGTGGCTACCGCGAGCACGAGGGCATCATCAACGCCCGTGGTGACTTTGGCGGGTTCCACGATGGTGGTCTGTACATTAAGGACCTGACAATCGTCGGTGAGGCTTCCGCCTTCGAGGCAGCATCTGGACACCCAGTGGCGCTGGTCTCTGCATACTCCTTCAACGCATCCCTTGCGTATATCCCCGAGTCCTCTCCGGTTACGCCGTGGGGCTTCAAGGAGGTAATCGTTGAGGGCCTGCACTGCCCGTTCAAGCGGACTGGTCGTCGGTTCAACTCCATCATCTCAGCTCCAAGTATTCAGTTCACAGTGTACCACCCAATGCGGGTTAAACTGGAGGATTGTAACTTCAACTCTACGGCGTTCGAGAAGTTCGACCTGAGGGGCTGGAGGGTTACTCCGTACAACCCTTCGAAGGTTGGTATCGCGAACACTCTGGCATTCCGTCCTACGAACTTTGTTGATGTGAAGGACTGCTCGATGGTTGGCCTTGAGTTCACCAGACCACTGAGCGCCTACGATTACTCTAACTTTGACGTAAACCTCGTTAACGTTAAGAACGTAGAGGAGCACTCCCTGTCGCCGTTCACTCTGTACACTAACCAGTGTGGTCGTTATAACTTGGTTGGGTGCGGTCTGCAACAGATTGTGGACAAGTCGATGACCACTGGTGAGCGTGCAAACCGTCGGAGCACGTTCTCGGTGACTGGTGGTACTTGGAACTCACTTACCGGAAACCCTACGGATATAACCTATGGTAACGGCTATGATATCCCTGTGGTGGCGACTGGCGTTATGTTCGTTGGTCCGTACTCCCAGACTGAAGTGACAGACGCAAACTTGAACGTTGCAGAGTTTGTTCAGGCGTCCGGCTGCAAGTTCCTCAGTTCCGGCCCGACCTACATCCAGCCGTTACTCTGGAGTGGGGCAGGTGGTCCAACTGGAGCGAGTGCTAACTTCAACGTGGCACGCGGGAACACTCTGGGGCTGAACATCTCCGCAGTAAATGGTGAGACGTCTCAGACACTGGCAGCGACTCTGATGATTCCACAAGGGTTCTCAACTGGCCATGCTTCAGGCACAACCTACGGGTTCTCAGTGGCGAAGAATGTAAACTACCAATTGAGTCTCAACGCCCGCAGCTTGAAGGCGAACGTGGGTCTGGTTCGGTGCAGTGACACCATTACCGGTGTTTACCTAAACGCCTAAGGAGGCAAAATGTTATCCCTAGACTTCAACAACGAAGTTATCAAGGCGGCTCCCATTGCGGGGGTCGCTGGGGCTGACGGCGTAGCGAGACTCTTCTGGGGTCTCTCACTCAACGAGTGGTTCTACGTCGCGGCCATCGCCTACACAGTGGTTCAGATTGGTGCCAAGGTAGTCGATAAAATCATTGACTGGAAGAAAGCAAACAGAGGTGACTCATGATGGATGAGCGCCCAGACTTATAAGGAGTGACATATGGACCTGATTAAGTTCCTCGAAATGCTAGACACTGAGATGGCTCAGCAGATGCTCATGGACCTGAAGAATCCCGAGAAGAGAACCCCTCAGCTGTACAACGCTATTGGTAAACTACTGGAGCGGCACAAGTTCCAAATCTCTAAGCTGACCCCAGACGTTAACATCTTGGGCGGTCTGGCTGAGGGTCTGGAGGCTTATAACTCCAAGGTGGGTGCGGATGGTCTGACAGACGATGATGCGTTCACCCTACAGTGATATACTCAAGGTACTACTATATGTAGTGCCTTTATGGATGTCATTGCACTACGCTAGGCGTTCCTACGTGAAATCTGAGAAACAACGGGAGGCATTATGCTGGAGTTCACAAAGAGAATCGTCCCGTATCTTGTGGCTATCATGGTGTTTGCCTTCGGGTGGCACTTGGGTTCGCAATCTACGGACGCTAAATGGAAGGAGGTAGTACAGAATGAGTACGTTAAGAAGCAAACGGCTAGAGCTGAAACTCAGAAAGCGATTGACGCAGTATCGGCTAAGTACCAAGCAGACCTTGAAGGGCTGGAAGGCAGCACTGATAGGATTATTGCTGATTTGCGTAGCGACAATAAGCGGCTGCGCGTCAGAGTCAAACCCACCAGTGTCGCCGCAGGACCAGACGGTCGATGCCTCGTTGATGGTTCCGTCGAACTACACGAAGCAACTGCTCGAAGTCTTATCGCAATAACCCAGAAGGCCGACCTTAAAGAGAAGGCCCTACAGGACACCATTCGCAAGCTGCAAGGTAAGGAGGTGAACATTGAGTAACTCTCAACAAGCCAAGAACGCCTTAATCATTGCGCAACTGAAGGGTGACTTCGTCGCCTTTCTCTTCGTGCTCTGGAAGGCGCTGAACCTGCCGGAACCGACCAAGTGTCAAATCGACATGGCCAAGTGTCTGGCGGACCCAAAGAACAAGAAGTTTATCCTTCAGGCTTTCCGTGGTATCGGGAAGTCGTTCATCACGTGTGCGTTCGTAGTGTGGACCTTGTGGCGTGACCCTCAGTTAAAGATACTGATTGTCTCGGCCTCAAAGGAACGTGCGGACGCCAACTCCATCTTCATCAAGAACATCATCGACTTGTTGCCTTTCCTTAGTGAGCTTAAGCCTCGCCCCGGTCAGCGTGACTCCGTGATTAGCTTTGATGTAGGCCCTGCCAAGCCGGACCACAGCCCGTCAGTTAAGTCTGTGGGTATTACGGGTCAGCTAACTGGTAGCCGTGCTGATATCATCATTGCGGATGACGTGGAGATTCCCGGTAACTCTGCGACCCAAGGTGCCCGAGAGAAACTCTGGACGTTGGTTCAGGAGTTCGCCGCACTGTTGAAACCTCTGCCGACTAGCCGTGTTATCTATCTAGGCACCCCTCAGACTGAGATGACGCTCTACAAGGAACTTGAGGACAACCGTGGGTACTCGACGATTATCTGGCCTGCACAGTATCCTCGCTCCAAAGAGGAAGACCTGTACTATGGCGACCGACTGGCTCCGATGCTCCGTAGCGAGTACGATGAGGACAAGGAGGGTCTCAGCAGTCAACCTACTGACCCGGTGCGATTCGACTCTATGGACCTTCAGGAACGTGAGGTGGAATACGGCAAGGCTGGCTATACGCTTCAGTTCATGCTCAACCCGAACCTCAGTGACGCCGAGAAGTACCCGCTACGCCTCCGTGACGCTATCGTGTGCGGTCTACAGGCGGACAAGGCCCCAATGCATTACCAGTGGCTCCCGAACCGTCAGAACCGCAATGAGGAGCTTCCTAACGTGGGCATGAAGGGTGACGAGATTTACTCCTTCCATACGGCCTCCAGTAACACTGGTGCGTATCAGGGTAAGATTCTGGTCATTGACCCGAGTGGTCGCGGTAAGGATGAAACTGGCTGGTGCGTACTGTACACCCTCAACGGTTACATCTACCTGATGGACGCTGGTGGTACTCGCGGTTACGAAGAGAAGTCCCTTGAGTTCCTCGCTAAGAAAGCCAAACAGTGGCAGGTGCAGACTGTGGTCTTCGAGAGTAACTTCGGTGACGGTATGTTCGGTAACGTGTTCCAGCCTGTGCTCCTGAAGCATCACCCAGCGCAACTCGAAGAGATTCGTGCTCGTGGTATGAAAGAGGTCCGTATCTGCGATACCCTTGAGCCTGTACTGGCAAGTCACCGCTTGGTTATCCGTGACGAGGTTATCCGACAGGACTACCAGACGGCACGTGATGCAGACGGTAAGCACGCGCTGAAGTACAGCCTGTTCTACCAGATGACCCGTATGAGCCGTGAGAAGGGCGCTGTGGCACACGACGACCGACTTGATGCGTTGGCATTGGGTGTCGAGTTCCTACGCTCTACGATGCAGCAGGACGCTGTGAAGATAGAGGCTGAGGTACTTCAGGAGTTCTTGGAGCACCACATGGAGAAACCTCTTAGTAACGTCTCCCAATTCAAGACCACCAGTAGCAACGGTGTGGACATCCGATGGGAAGACGATGGGGACGACTCCATGTTCATCGCGTGGTAACTATGCAAGGATTGTGCATAAGGATTCATTAGGCCACGGAAGGCCACCATGAGAAAACTCTATGTATAACAGCTACTTGGAATTAGGTAGCACTATAGGGAGAGACCCCTAAAGACTTACTATAAGACTACTTAAAGTTTCATTCATATAGTTATGCACTACAGGTCTCCTCTATGAGAGAGGGTAGTGATGATAATATCACCCTCTAACTACAAGACACTAAGAGCTAACATAAGGAGGACCTATGCGCTTATTGTTAACCTTACTGCGCCATAGGACTACTTGGCGATTTCTGCTGGTACTTGCTGGTGCCTTTGGGGCTTCACTGGTTACTCAGCAGCAACTCAGTGGACTGGAGACTCTCGTGTGCTCTCTACTCACTTGTAGCGATTAGGGTCTTCCTGACGCGCTAGGGATTCCGTAGTGATGCTTATCAGCATACACCACTCCATCCCTCTACAGTCAATACTTAAAGTTAACCTTAGGTGATTCACCGGGTCTACCTACGGGTCTATGCACGTACCTGAGGACTACCTGAGGTTACCTTTAAGAATTTTACATAAAGTTCTGAGTGCACATCTCACAGTTTACACTTTTGGTTATCCCCCCGGTACCCTCCAGTTCACTCAAAGTAACCATAGGCCACCCCTAACCAAAGGTTAAACCTTAGGTGGTACCCTTGGGGAACCCGAGGTGATACTATATGTGGTGGTGAGTGGGACCTTGGGATACTATATGTTGATGCCTCTGTGTCCCTATCTGTTGGCCCTCCTTAAGTAGCCACTAAGTCACACCTGAGGTTAGACCCGAGGTAACAACCTGAGGTAATACCAGAGACCATACACCTAAGGTTCACCGTTTGGCTAACGTTTAGCAGTGACTGTTAGTAGGTCACATAGAGTAATCACTTAAGTATCTCGTTTAGCAGTCCCTGAGACACTGAGAGCGGGACAATATGGGTATCGGTGAGTTATCACTATAAGACTATTAAGCGGTCATTGTCAACACCTACAACAATTAGGTATCACTATAAGGAGACACTCTAAGTATTACTAAGAGACCATTACCATAAAGACAACCATCACTATAGGTCTAACTAAAAGTTTAACTTTAGGTGTTGACATTCAGATTACGTTATGAGACATTAGCAACCGTTGAGACAGACACAACGTTATCAACCACTAGCATACTTCGAGTTACTAGCTGGATACGGAAGGGTCTCAAGTAGCTAACAACCGGCATACGAAAGTGGTTGACTCAACGATGAACAAGTAGTAACGTAGTAAGCAAGCAGTAACGTGCAGCATCGCTCTTTAACAATATGGATTAGTCGCTGATATGTACACCATGACAATAGTGTTTAACTAGTGGTCACATTCAGGTCTCTGGCAAGGTACGTCCTGTCACCCTGAGAGTGGCCACGCTGATAATCACTAATTGGAGTAGCACACCATGAGACCTACCGAGACCTTAAAGCTATCATCTATCGTCAACCATAACGAAATCTTCGTGAATGATAAGGGTTACGCATGGATACAGCTCAAGGAGTTCGATAAGACCGGCAAGCGTCACCGCACGGTAGTACGCAAGGTAACCAGTAAGTATTTCAGCAACTGGAGCATGGAGTCAGTACGCATTGACGGCGTACACTACCTGATTGACTCACAGATAACAGTAAGCGCTACCGCAAGCGCTTCAGCACCGTACTTTGCGAACTAGTAGTGTTTAACGACAGGTCATCTAAGTGGTGGCCTGAAAGATAACCACTAACTGAAGGATATACACCATGATTTACACCAAAGAGCCAGCTAACAAGGTATTCGTGTTCGTTACTGCTTATCGTGGCCATGAGTCGCTCGAAGTTAACGAGAAGATGCTCAAGGGTCTCGTACGCACCATTAAGACCTATCCGGGTGCATACGGTAACCTCCGTGATGCCCACGTGCAAGGCTGCTTTAAGGAAGATGGTATGCCTGCGGCAACACAAGAACGCACGCTCAAGGTCGAATGTACTGAGAAGCAAGCCGCAGAGCTGACTTGGTTAGCGTGTAAGACCTACTCGCAGGATGCTGTGCTGGTGGTGAACTCACAGACTCACACAGCCGCGCTATGGTCTATCGAGGATGTAGGCGAGTACCCGCAGGTCTACCCACGCTTGAAAGAGGTGTCCTTAGGCGGCACGCTGCAACAAGTGGACGAACCAAAGGGCGAATGCTATTCAATCATCGACGGGCAATATTGGGAGGTGGTCTAATGGTCAAATATGGCCTCACACAGCAGGACATGCACGAATACCGTAGCGCCTTTAAGACGGCCTGCGAGTGCACTGATGGCATACCTGAAGCAAAGGCCGACTGGTTCGGCTACTACATGGCCCAGCTGGGCCAGACCTATCGCACACGCAAGGTGATGTATGATAACCCTGTTCGTAATTAGTGTGTACGCCCTGATTGTCCTGTACTTTGTGCGGGACTTTCGTAAGGGTCTCAAGGTGCACAAAGCATCATTCAGTTACATGAAGTGGGGCTTCTTGCCTCGCTTTACTGTACGGCTGCCCAACGGCCGCTTTAAGGCAAACAAAGTGGGGATATTCTATGTCGCAACGCACTGACCTGAAGCACATACGGGCCGCTTTACACGTAATGGCCTATGGTGCCAGTGATGCACTAACCAAGCGCATCTTAACGAATCGCCGCAAGATGACCGCACGGCAAGCAGCAGCGGCCGTCAAATGGGCCAGACTCACACTGCTCTCACGCCAATAACTCACATCGACCACCACAAGGAAACAACCAAATGAACTACACCGATATGCAAGAACGCTTAGACGTCATCCGTAACCTACCAATCTGTGAACTCGACAAGCGCCAGCCGCTGCTGGTAGCACTCATCGCAGATATTGTGAACGCTGAGACGTCCGACGGTGACGATACGGACAGCGATTGGGGTCTTGAACGTCAGGACTATTGGCACACTTTGAGACTCAAGGCGCTAGATGCCGGCTTCTCACTGTTAGGTAACGGTCACTTCAGCGCAGCGTTTAAGCACGCACTGCTACCGGGCAAGGTCATTAAGGTTGGCTTTAAGAAAGAGGACTCAGGGGCCGCCTATGTGGCTTTCTGCCGGATGCACCAAGGCCGGGTAGGGATTCCTAACGTCTATCACGTAGCGCGTCACGCTGGCTGCTATACGGTGGTTCTGGATGAGCTGGAACCATGCAATCGCAGCGGTAACCACTTGCACGACCACTACGCAGACCTCGCGTATTATTTTGTCGAGTGCGACTATGCGCCTGAGGAGCACCACCAGAAGGACCTACCGTTCATTGAGACGTGCCAGATGATTCGTGATTTCTTCTGCGGGATTGCATCTTTTGATATGCACAGCGGTAACATCATGTTCACGAAAGACGGCAAGCCAGTGATTACGGACCCGGTGTCATTCTCAGCGGACCGGGACCGGGAGCCTTTCTCACTGGAACCTGAGGAGCTACTTGCGGAGATTGAGCAGATAGCTACCGCCAAGATGATTGAACGTTGTAAGCGCAACAAGGCTAAGCGTGACCCGAATGGAGAGCTGCGCATCGCACGCCGTAAGGCTAATAAGGAACGTCGAGCACGCCGTAAGGCACACGCACGCCGCATGAAGGAGCGGGCACTACATGACGCTGAAATACTTAAGGCTGCCCGCGAGATGCCTGAGGGGTTCGGCTGGGGACTAGCTCCGAGGATGGACTTTCCGGCAGTCGAAGAACGCGGGCGATTGAACGCAGACGTCTTTAAGGAAGACCTTGCGGTACTCGAACAGCGCGTGAACGCATGGGTGGCCTGCGAAGGTCTCGCCATTCAGCAGGGAAAGCCGCTGGCAATAGACAATTACCTTCAGGGTAGACTCATGGGCTAACAAGGTGTATCTTAGGTGTCTCCGAACGGTGAGGCACCAATAGATAAACTTTATCCACAAAGAGGCACACAATGAACGCATTAAACATTGCACGTAATGACTTCTCAGAGATTGAACTAGCCGCTATTCCGTACAACATCCTCAGCGAGCACTACGGGGACAAGCTGGCACGTGAGCAGTTAGCACTGGAACATGAAGCGTATGAGCTGGGCGAGCAGCGTTTCCTGAAGATGTTAGAGCGTCAGGTGAAAGCTGGCGAGTTCGCTGACAACGTGGCCGCGAAGCCGCTGGTCCTAACGTTGCACCCGCAGCTGACCAAGCGCATTGACGACTGGAAGGAGGAGCAAGCAAACGCTCGCGGTAAGAAGCCTCGCGCATACTACCCGATTAAGCACGGCGTCGCCTCAGAGTTAGCTGTTAGCATGGGCGCTGAGGTGCTCAAGGAGAAGCGCGGAGTGTCCAGTGAGGCAATCGCACTGCTAACCATTAAGGTCGTCTTAGGGACGCTAACAGATGCCTCTAAGGCTACCATCCAGCAGGTGTCCTCGCAGTTAGGCAAGGCACTTGAGGACGAGGCCCGCTTCGGGCGTATCCGCGAGCAGGAAGCCGCCTACTTCAAGAAGAACGTAGCGGACCAGCTGGACAAGCGCGTGGGTCACGTGTACAAGAAGGCTTTCATGCAGGTCGTCGAGGCTGATATGATTTCCAAAGGAATGCTTGGTGGTGACAACTGGGCGAGCTGGAAAACGGACGAGCAGATGCACGTAGGGACCAAGCTGCTGGAGCTACTCATCGAGGGGACTGGTCTGGTGGAAATGACCAAGAACAAGATGGCCGATGGCTCCGACGATGTAACCAGTATGCAGATGGTCCAGCTGGCTCCGACCTTCGTGGAACTCCTGAGCAAACGAGCTGGCGCACTCGCAGGTATCAGCCCGATGCACCAACCGTGCGTAGTACCTCCGAAACCTTGGGTGGGAACTGTGGGCGGTGGCTACTGGTCAGTCGGTCGTCGCCCGCTGGCACTGGTGCGTACCCACTCGAAGAAGGCACTGCGTCGTTACGAAGATGTTCACATGCCTGAGGTGTACAAAGCGGTAAACCTCGCGCAAAACACGCCGTGGAAGGTGAACAAGAAGGTGCTGGCGGTAGTCAACGAGATTGTCAACTGGAAGCACTGCCCTGTAGGAGATGTCCCAGCGATTGAACGTGAAGAGTTACCACCGCGCCCGGACGATATCGACACCAACGAGGTGGCACGTAAGGCATGGCGCAAGGAGGCCGCAGCGGTCTACCGTAAGGACAAGGCCCGCCAGTCTCGCCGTTTGTCAATGGAGTTCATGGTAGCACAGGCCAACAAGTTCGCTAACCACAAGGCCATCTGGTTCCCGTACAACATGGACTGGCGCGGACGTGTGTACGCTGTGAGCATGTTCAACCCACAGGGTAACGACATGACCAAAGGTATGCTGACGCTGGCCAAGGGAAAGCCAATCGGTCTCGATGGGTTCTACTGGCTGAAGATTCACGGCGCAAACTGTGCGGGCGTCGACAAGGTTCCATTCCCGGAGCGCATCAAGTTCATCGAAGAGAACGAGGGTAACATTCTGGCGAGCGCAGCCGACCCACTAAATAACACTTGGTGGACCCAGCAAGATTCGCCATTCTGTTTCCTAGCGTTCTGCTTTGAGTACGCAGGTGTCAAGCACCACGGTCTGAATTACAACTGCTCGCTACCACTGGCGTTCGATGGGTCTTGCTCTGGGATTCAGCACTTCAGTGCGATGCTTCGTGATTCCATCGGTGGCCGCGCTGTTAACCTGCTGCCCTCTGATACCGTACAGGATATCTACAAGATTGTGGCCGACAAGGTTAACGAAGTGCTCCACCAGCACGCTGTCAACGGGTCTCAGACGGTGGTCGAACAGATTGCCGATAAGGAGACTGGCGAGTTCCGCGAGAAGGTAACTCTGGGTGAGTCAGTGATGGCTACGCAGTGGCTGCAATACGGTGTGACCCGCAAGGTAACTAAGCGCTCAGTCATGACGTTGGCGTACGGCTCCAAGGAGTTCGGGTTCCGCCAGCAGGTACTTGAAGATACCGTGCAGCCTGCTATTGACAACGGCGAGGGCCTGATGTTTACCCATCCGAACCAAGCGGCTGGCTACATGGCTAAGCTGATTTGGGACGCCGTGACCGTGACTGTGGTGGCCGCTGTGGAAGCAATGAACTGGCTGAAGTCTGCTGCTAAGTTGTTGGCCGCTGAGGTCAAGGACAAGAAGACCAAGGAAGTGCTCCGCAAACGCTGTGCAATCCACTGGGTAACACCAGACGGCTTCCCGGTGTGGCAGGAGTACCACAAGCGTGACCAAGCGCGCCTGAAGTTGACGTTCTTGGGTCAGGCCAACGTGTTCATGACGTACAACAAAGGGGACTCCAAGGAGATTGATGCGCACAAGCAGGAGTCAGGTATCGCACCTAACTTTGTGCACTCACAGGATGGCAGTCACCTGCGCATGACCGTGGTGCACGCCAACGAGGTCTACGGGATTGACTCCTTTGCGCTCATTCATGACTCCTTCGGGACCATTCCGGCAGACGCTGGGAATCTCTTTAAGGCGGTCCGTGAGACGATGGTCAAGACCTACGAGGACAACGATGTAATCGCTGACTTTTATGACCAGTTCGCTGACCAGCTGCACGAGTCTCAACTGGACAAAATGCCTGCGGTCCCGGACAAAGGTGACCTGAATCTGCGCGATATTTTAGAGTCCGACTTCGCGTTTGCATAAGGTCTCCGGTAATTAGGTAGCACTATAGGGAACCTTCGAATGACCGAGGGTTCCATTACTTAAAGTCTTAACTTAAAGAATACTTAAAGAGGCACGCTATGACTTACCCAATCGTTGTAACCATCTTGTTAATCGTGTTAATCGTCCTGTTCGTAAGGGCCACCACGAGACTTGCTACCTGCGAGTACACCCTTGAGAGGCAAGCCAAGAGTAACGAGGAGTACACAGACATATTGCACGATAAGGTGTGCCGCTTGTCTGAAGATAAGGTATCGCTCAATAAGCAGGTGCGATGGCTTGAGTCCAGACTTGAGGAAGAAAAGCAGAAGGTGCGCGATACGAATGAACTCCGAGAGCACCAGCGGGACCGCATGAAGTTCCTCCGCAAGTCGCTGAAGGAAGCACAAGACGAGCTGATGATGGTCTCCGACCTGATTCACGTTAAGTTCACCGCTGTGTTGCCAGACGGTACCCACTCCAAGACGCTCTTTAAGTTAGGGCTTGGCCCGTGTGGTCTCCACGTTAAGTCCCTCCGCTGGACCGAGCTTGACGACCGCTACCTGATAGACCAGCTGTGCACCAACGGTGAGCGCAAGCAGTTCGTCTACTACAAGAGCGAAGTAGTAGGGCGCATCGAGTTCCGCCACGGTAAATCTGAATAAGGTAGCACTATAGGAACATACTCAAGGTCATCGTCTGGTGGCCTTCATGAATGTCCCTTACTATCACAATCAGGAGTAACACCATGTATCAGAACACAATCAACTTCGAGCGTAACCGTGAACGTCAGCAGACCGAGGGTTACATCCCTAAGGGACGCAAGCTGAACAAGACGCAACGAGGCGGTGGCGTGAAGGGTTCCTTCCGTAGTGCGAAGGGTGATAGCATTGTTAACCAAGAGAAATACTTCGTAGGAGCGTAACAAATGGCTACGGAAAAAAGATGGCTTTTCGACGGAAGCACCTCACAATGGTCTCGTTTAGGAGCAGCGGAGCGTAGACTACTGGATACGACAGGACTGCACGTGGTCATGCTTGATGACCCGTTCACTAACACCGTGCTATTCAACGTGTTTGAGCCACGCGGGTCACTTCTAATAAGTAAGCGGTTCAGTCACTGGTCGATTGACTCGGCGTCAGATTGGTTGGCAAAACTCACCGCCGACTACTCAAGTTGGAAATGATTAGGTAGCACTATAGGCAGACTCAAGGTCATCGGATTCCGGTGGCCTTTATGATTGCTTATTGCACACTAAATGAACACTACACTTCGGAGACATCCTCATGATGAACATTAAGACTAATCCATTTAAGGCCGTATCGTTCGTTCGCTCTGCTATCGAGAAGGCGCTGGAGACTTCCGGTTACCTCATCGCAGACACTAAGCACGATGGCGTACGCGGGAACATTTGCGTAGATAACACGGCCAACTCAGCGTGGCTCAGCCGGGTCTCCAAGACCATTCCGGCCCTTGAGCATCTCAACGGTTTCGACCAGCGCTGGCAGCAGTTACTCAAAGATGACCGCTGGATTTTCCCTGATGGCTTTATGCTGGATGGCGAACTCATGGTCAAAGGCGTGGACTTCAACACCGGGTCTGGCCTGCTGCGAACCAAGTGGGTGAAAGCAACCAACGTTGACTACCACACCGACAGCATGGCACCAGCCAAGGTTCCGTTTGAACTCGACACTAAGCACCTCAAAGTTGTCCTCTACGATATCATTCCGCTTGACATTATCGAGTCCGGTGATGATTACACCGTGATGACCCTGCTGCGACTTGAGCACGTCAAGGTTGCCTTACCAGTCCTGCAAGACCACTTCCCGGAAGTCGAGTGGTGCCTCTCAGAGTCCCGTGAAGTTTACGACATGGATGAACTCGATGCGCTGTATCGTGAGAAACGAGAAGAAGGTCATGAAGGTCTGGTGGTTAAAGACCCACGTGGAATCTACAAGCGCGGTAAGAAGTCCGGCTGGTGGAAGCTGAAGCCGGAGAACGAAGCTGATGGTGTCGTTGTGGGACTCAACTGGGGAACTCCCGGCCTTGCCAACGAGGGTAAGGTGATTGGCTTCGAGGTTCTCCTTGAGTCTGGCCGCGTGGTATCCGCCAACAACATCTCTCAGGCACTTATGGAAGAGTTCACAAAGACGGTTCTCCTAAGTGCATCGAGCGCTGAATGGCATAATGCAAACGAGGACGCCCAGCTTCTCCCTAACCCTTACGAGGGCTGGGCTTGCCAAATCAAGTACATGGAGGAAACTCCAGATGGCTCTCTGCGTCACCCGTCGTTCGACAAATGGCGTGGTACCGAGGCTGACCCAACGGAGAAAATGTGATGACACCTTTAGAACTAACACTCACTTGTATTCTTGTGTTTATATTCGGAATGGTCGTTGGCTTCTGTGTGGCATGCGACTAATTAGGTAGCACTATAGGAGACACAATATGTCCATCAATCTGATTCTTATCATCGCGTTCATCCTCGCGGCTATCGTGTGGTCGATGAGCGACGAGCCACCTAAAGGAGCATAAACCATGCGCTTACACTTCAATAAATCCAACGGTATCTTCTCGGTTCGCCGGGAGGACCGCAGCACTGTAGCAGCCACTGAGCGCCACGGTAAGATTCCACGCATCGGCGACACCTTCGAGCTGGCACCTAGCGTGCACATCTTGGTTACTCGCGGTCTCTACGAATTGGCTCAGACTAAGAGCCGTCCTTTCGTACCCGTAGTGGTAACCAAGTGGCCACGCCTTCGTCTGTTCTGGGAGCGCATCAAGGAGGTTGTCAATGACTAACCAAAAGATTATCGCTGTTCACAAAATTGTGGACCAGAACAAGGAACTCGATGACTCCACTATGGAGTGCGCTGTGGCCTGTCATGGCGTGGCCTGCGAGGACTGCCCGATGCAGAGAGTTAGCACTCTCGGAGAGGTGCGCGCTATGGACGACCGCAATGTTCCCAAGGCCAAAGAACCAGCCGAGCCTAAGGAAGACGATGGTGTCAAGCAGCCAAGTCACTACCAGCTGTTTGAGGGTGTCGAGGCCATCGAGGTGATTGCTCGCAGCATGACCCAAGAGATGTTCAAGGGGTATTGCCTCGGGAACATCCTCAAGTACCGCCTCCGTGCTGGTAAGAAGTCCGAGCTGGCTACCTTAGAGAAAGACATGGCGAAGGCCACTTTCTATCTGGAGCTGTACACCAAGCACAAGGGTCTGTGTCATGATTGAGCTAACACCGGGTCGTATTGAAATCCTTAAGGTTTGGGCCAAGGACCTCCTTAGTAGCTATCAGACTGAGGACTTCACCGAGGAGGAGCTGGAGTTCATAGAGGAGATTCTAAGCCATGAACCCGAGTGACTGGTGCCGAGCGATGTACGAGAAGACGCTCGACCCTGCGTACATCACCCTGTATAACATGTGGAAGGAGCGAGAAGATGCAAAAGTTCGTCGTAACGGTCGAGACAGCTAACGCTTCGTATGAACTCCCGGTACACGCTGGGTCTCTTGAGGAGGCCCTCGAAGTTGCCGAGGCGGAGTACGAAGAGTTAGGACAAGTGGCTCGGGTACGCCCGGATACTAATTTCGGGTTCGACCTGTAGTCATTAGGTAGCACTATAGGGACACAGGCTGTCCCTCTTACCGATTATGGAGGAGATTATTATGTCACTCACTGAGATCATACGCACAGCGTTTGTGGACAATACCTGCCGTAACTTCATGTTCTTGCAGATACAGAAACACACAGGGTGCTCCAGACACTGCGCTAAGGCCCTGACGTTTGCGTTCATCTATCACGCTACTGAAGAATACCTTCAGAAAATCTTTGAAGAAAACAAATAGGAGATTCATCATGGCATTCGCTAAGAAGAAGATTTACACCACCAAGATTGGTACCTGTGAGCCGTACGCTTACTTCAACAAGCCGGACTTTGGCGGTGAGGGTTTTGAGAACCCACGCGGTACCTACAAGGGTTCCGTAACGTTCAAGAACGAAGACTGTCAGGAGCTGGTAGACCTCATCGTTAAGACCCATGAGGAAAACTACGCTGCACGTCTGGAAGCGCACGAAGCGAACCCGCCGAAGGTTCAGAAGGGCAAGAAACCTCTGAAGCCATATGAAGGCGACATGCCGTTCTTCGACAACGGTGATGGTACCACAACGTTCAACTTCAAGTGCTACGGTTCGTACGAGGACAAGAAGACTGGTGAGACCAAGAAGATTGTTCTGGGCGTAGTCGACGCTAAAGGTAAGCGCATCCAAGACGTTCCGATCATCGGCGGTGGTTCCAAAGTGAAGATTCGCTTCTCACTGGTACCGTATGGCTGGTCTGCGGTAGCTGGCGCTTCCGTTAAGTTGCAGCTGGAAGGCGTAATGCTGGTCGAACTGGCTACCTTTGGTGGTGGCGAAGACGACTGGGCTGACGAAGCCGTAGAAGGCGGTTATGAAGCTGACGAATCTCGCAGCCGTAAACCTCAGGAAGACCCGGAAGACTGGTCTGGTGAGGAAGAGGCGGACGAGGGCGAAGCAGAAGAAGACGATGACTTCTAATGGCTGGCTATGGGGCCAAAGGGATTCGGAAGGTGGGTGCCTTCCGGTCTGGCCTTGAGGACAAGGTGTCCAAGCAGTTAGAATCAAAGGGCGTCACGTTCGACTATGAATTGTGGCGCATCCCTTACGTTATTCCTGCGAGTGATCACCTTTACACTCCAGACTTCTTGTTGCCCAACGGTATCTTCGTGGAGACTAAGGGTCTCTGGGAAGCCGAGGACCGCAAGAAGCACCTATTGATTCGTGAGCAGCACCCGGAGTTAGACATCCGGTTAGTGTTCTCTTCGAGTCGCACTAAGATTTACAAAGGGTCACCAACCAGTTACGCTGAGTGGTGTGAGAAGCATAACATCTTGTTTGCCGACAAATTGATTCCCGTAGACTGGCTGAAGGAGCCGAAGCGTGATGTACCGTTCGGCAAGTTCAAGCAGAAGAAAGGAGCAAAGTAAGTATGGCCAAGGTTCAATTCACTAAGCGACAGGAGACCTCTAAGATTTTCGTTCACTGTTCGGCCACCAAGGCAACCATGGACGTAGGTGTCCGTGAGATTCGCCAGTGGCACAAAGAGCAGGGCTGGCTGGACGTTGGATATCACTTCATCATCCGCCGTGATGGCACCGTTGAGGCGGGCCGCGACCAAGATGCTGTAGGGTCTCACGTCAAGGGCTACAACTCGACTTCGGTCGGTGTGTGTCTGGTGGGTGGTATCGACGCCAAGGGTAACCCTGAGGCAAACTTCACGCCAGCCCAAATGCAGTCGCTACGTTCACTGCTGGTAGAACTGAAGGTGCAATACTCTGGGGCCGTTCTGATGGCACACCACGACGTAGCGCCTAAAGCCTGCCCGAGCTTCGACCTGAAGCGCTGGTGGGAGAAGAACGAGCTGGTCACTTCTGACAGGGGCTGATATGGTTACTCAGGCTCTCATCATATTCGGATTACCAATCCTGATAGTTAGTACGCTTTACTGTATCAACAAGGAATGGTTCAGCGATGGACAAGAGTAGATAATTAGGTAGCACTACAGGGAGACAATTGCGTTTCCCTGTTGTCGCACACTCTGTATAAATTATGGTCAGGCTAAGGTGCACTTGGCGTAGCGCTGCGTTTCATTCGGGTTCGATTCCCGGACTGGCCACACCAACGGAGATTACTTTATGAACAACTTAAAAGACTTCGACATAATCCCACTGATGGCGTACGGTTTACTCGGACTGTGGGGTGTTACCTTCCTCATAGCATTCTTCATGTCGTGTGTTGACGGGATGGCCTTATGAGTTATGGAGACAGTCAAGAGGATGGTCAGGAGAGTATCTTCCTGTTCCACGCTCCGTGCGAAAACTGTGGTTCTTCTGATGGTAACTCAGTGTACTCTGACGGGCACGAGTATTGCTTCGTGTGTCAACACCGGGTTCCCGGCTCAGAGGAGCGTACCGAAAAGTTATCATCGAGAAGACCCAAAGGAGGGAATTACGGGATGAATACGCAAGGTTCAGGCTTATTGGTATTCGGCGAGAACGACGGTCGGTACACTGACCTGACGGCTCGCGGTATCTCAAAGGCGACATGCCAGAAGGCTGGCTATTGGGTCGCCAAGGTCAGAGGGACTGCCTATCAGGTGGCCGACTATCGTGACCAGAATGGCTCCATCGTCTCTCAGAAGCTGCGGGACAAGGAGAAGAACTTCTCTACCCGAGGGTCTCACAAAGGGGATGCACTGTTCGGTAAGCACCTATGGAATGGTGGCAAGAAGATTGTCATCACCGAGGGTGAAATCGACATGTTAACCGTGATGCAACTACAGGACTGTAAGTGGCCTGTGGTTTCTCTAGGTCACGGTGCGTCAGCCGCTAAGAAAACTTGCAGTGCAAACTACGAGTATTTCGACAGCTTCGACCAGATTATCCTGATGTTCGATATGGATGAGCCTGGCCGTGCAGCCGTTGAGGAAGCTGCTCAGGTTCTCCCTCCGGGCAAGGTTCATGTGGCCGTGCTGACCGAGAAGGATGCCAACGAGTGTTTACTCAAGGGTAAAGGCAAGGAGGTACTCGACCAGATATGGAACGCTGCACCGTGGGTTCCTGATGGTGTAATCGGAGCGATGTCCATGAAGGACCGAGTGCGCGAGGCCATGACCAGCGAACAGAGCGTAGGATACCTTTTCTCGGGATGTCCGGGACTGAATGACCGAACCTTGGGTGCACGTGGTGGCGAAGTAATCATGGTCACTTCAGGGTCAGGAATGGGTAAGTCGACGTTCGTTCGCCAGCAGGCCCTAGGGTTCGCCAGAGGGCAGGGGCTGAGGGTTGGCATGGCGATGCTTGAGGAGTCCGTAGAGGAGACCATGGAGGATGTCTTAGGGATTGCCAACGGTATCCGCTTACGACAGCAACCTCGTGAGTTCAAGCAGAAGCTGATAGAGGACGGGACGTATGACAAATGGTTCGATGAGCTGTATGGCACCGACCAGTTCCATCTCTACGACTCCTTTGCGGAAGCTGAGGTAGACCGACTGTTGGCCAAGCTGCACTACATGCGCACAGGGTTAAACTGTGACGTAATCATTCTGGACCACATCTCAATCGTAGTGTCTGCCTCGGAGGAATCCGATGAGCGCAAGATGATTGACCGACTCATGACCAAGCTGAAAGGGTTCGCTAAGTCAACCGGAGTGGTACTTATTGTTATTTGCCACCTGAAGAACCCGGAGAAAGGTAAAGCTCATGAAGAAGGACGTGCTGTTTCCATTACTGACCTGCGTGGGTCTGGGTCTCTTCGCCAACTCTCTGATACTATCATTGCCCTTGAGCGTAATCAGCAAGGGGACATGCCTAATCTTGTCCTCCTTCGTATTCTCAAGTGTCGCTTTAATGGTATTGGCGTTGGCATTGCGGGGTACATGGAGTACAACGAAAAGACCGGACTCCTTGAACCGTCTAGCTACACTGGCGGAGAAGGAGAGGGAGATACTGGCTGGGAAGGCCACGAAGAAGACGACTACTAGTCATGACGAGTGGTGCTCCTGTGAGCACTGCTGCCCAACACTCGAAGCATTCAGAGAAAGAATGTACAGAGACTTCAATCGTAAATAGGAGAACCATCATGTTTAAACTCATCGAAACTTTAGGCCGTCTGGTAATCGCGCTGTATATCCGTGAAGCCAAGGCACTGGACAAAGCGTCCAAGGTGGAAGCGAAAGCAGCCGCTAAGCTGGCTAAAGCAGCCGACAAGGCACGTCAGGCATCTCTGGATGCAACCGCAGAGGCAGCTAAAGTTGCCGCTAAAGCTCAGAAACTTAAGGAGTTCTTCTAATGACTACCAAAGCTAAATTCCCCGGCAACACCATTCAGCTGTCCGACACTGTAGACCAGTGGGGCCGCAAGGTTCACATCAACGTTCGCAACGACAAGGTAACTCTGGTCTACCGCTGGAAGGCCAAGAGCGATAACCGTTCGCATACTCAGCGTGTGACCCTCGACGACACTCAAGCAGCTCGACTGCTGGCGTCCGTGGCTGTAGCCGCTACTGTGGCCATCGGTGAGGACCGAGTGCGTGAGGCAATCCTGAGCAAAGAGGTTGGCGAAACGTCAGTGCGTCTGGCCGAGGCGTCTGAAGTTAAGTGATAAACTCAAGGTCATTACTATATGTAGTGGCCTTTATGATTATCACACACAACATATTGAGGAGTTACATCATGCGTAAACCTGAAGAAATCCGTGCAGACATCGAGAAGCTGACCAAAGAGCTGGAAGCCGCTAAGATTCACGAGGCGAAGCAGTCAGCAGCGGTACACATACTGTATAACTTGGGGTGGAAACACGACAACCTTAAGGGCTGGCAGAAGCCTGCTCCGAAGTGTAGCGACTACAAGGCCCCGCTGAAGGCTGGCGACTTGGCGACTTGGGAGGATGGTCCTATTGGCGGTACCGTCTACATCCGCAGCGTTGGCGACAAGTATGCTCAGGTGTCGCATGTTCGCGGTATCAGCCGGATTGGTGCTGACGTAGTGAACGGTAGCTTTGCCATCGAAAAGAGTAAGTTAACCGTGCGTCCACGTGAGTATTTCATTGGGCACTGATAAGCAACAGGAGACCACTATGTTAGTAACCGATATCGAGGCGAACAACCTCTTAGAGAAAGTCACTCAGTTCCACTGTGGTGTCATTTATGACTACAGCACGGACGAGTACGTATCGTATCGACCTTGGGACTTCGCAGCGTATCTCGATGCGTTGGAAGCCGAGGTGGCTCGTGGTGGTCTCATCGTATTCCACAACGGTCACAAGTACGATGCCCCGGCGTTAACCAAGCTGGCGAAGCTCCTGTTGAACCGAGAGTTCCACCTGCCGCGTGAGAATGTAGTGGACACGTTGGTGCTCAGTCGTTTGCTGTATGCGAACATTAAGGACTCCGACATGTCCCTGCTGCGTTCAGGTAAGTTACCCGGTAAGCGCTTCGGGTCTCACGCTCTGGAGGCGTGGGGTTACCGCTTAGGAGAGATGAAGGGTGAGTACAAGGACGACTTCAAGAAGCTCCTTGAGGAACAGGGTGAGGAGTACGTGGATGGTGCTGAGTGGATTAGCTTTAACGAGCCTATGATGGACTATAACGTTCAGGACGTTGTGGTTACCAAAGCGCTCCTTGAGAAGCTGTTGAGCGACAAGCACTACTTCCCCCCGGCTGATGGCTGCGGGGATAACTGGTGGATGCACGATGCTGTGACATTCTGGCAGTATTCCTGCGAGGCCGTGTGGCTGGAACACCGGGCCGCTTGGTTACTCGCTAAGCAGGAGCGCAACGGATTCCCTTTCAACACCAAGGCCATCGAGGAACTCTACGTAGAACTCGCTGGTCGTCGTTCTGAACTCCTTCAGACACTTACCGACACTTTCGGCACTTGGTACCAACCTAAGGGTGGCACTGAGTTATTCCTGCATCCTCGCACCGGGAAGCCTCTGGGTAAATACCCGCGAGTGAAGTACCCGAAGCAGGGTGGCATCTACAAGAAACCCAAGAACAAAGCTCAGCGTGAGGGTCGTGAACCCTGCGAGCTGGACACTCGGGATTACGTAGAGGGAGCTCCGTACACACCAGTAGAGCACGTTGTGTTCAACCCAAGTAGCCGAGACCACATTGCGCTCAAGCTGAAGGAAGCCGGATGGGTACCTACAGAGTTCACCGACAAGGGTGCACCTAAGGTAGACGACGAGGTCCTTGAGCACGTTCGTGTGGAAGACCCAGAGAAGCAGCGCTGCATCGACCTCATCAAAGAGTACCTGATGATACAGAAGCGCATCGGTCAGGCGGCTGAGGGAGACAAGGCGTGGCTACGTTACGTTCAAGAGGATGGTAAAATCCATGGAAGTGTTAACCCTAATGGTGCAGTTACAGGGCGAGCAACGCATAGCTTCCCTAACCTTGGTCAAGTTCCGGGCGTTCGTTCGCCGTATGGTGAGCCTTGTCGAGCAGCGTTCGGCGCAGAGCATCACTTGGACGGACTTACCGGACAACCTTGGATTCAAGCAGGCATCGACGCCAGCGGACTCGAACTCCGTTGTCTGGCACACTTCATGTCTAAGTACGACGACGGGGCATATGCGGATGTCATTCTCAACGGTGATATCCACACAGTCAACCAAACGGCGGCTGAGTTGCCAACACGTGATAACGCCAAGACATTCATCTACGGTTTCCTCTATGGTGCTGGAGACGAAAAGATTGGACAGATTGTGGGAGCAGGTAAGGAACGCGGAAAGGAACTCAAGAAGAAATTCCTTGAGAACACCCCAGCAATCGCAGCGTTGCGTGAAGGAATCCAGCAGACCCTCGTCGAGTCATCCCGATGGGTTGCCGGAGAGCAGAAGGTCAAGTGGAAACGACGCTGGATTAAGGGACTGGATGGAAGAAAGGTACACGTACGGTCACCACATGCCGCGCTCAACACTTTGCTTCAGTCAGCGGGTGCGCTCATTTGTAAGCTGTGGATTGTCGAGACTGAAGAGTTACTTCTCAAGGCTGGCTTGAAGCACGGCTGGGATGGCGACTTTGCGTACATGGCGTGGGTCCACGATGAGATTCAAGTAGCGTGCCGAACCCCAGAGATTGCACAGCAGGTGATTGACACTGCACAGCAAGCTATGCGTAACGTGGGGGACCACTTTAAGTTCCGTTGCCGTCTGGATACAGAAGGTAAGATGGGTCCGAACTGGGCCGTATGTCACTAATGATACAGGAGATTTATCATGGGAATTAACAAAAAGTTTCGCGTAACGTTTGACGTAACGGCGACTATGAGTAACGAGCAGGAGCGGGAGTTCATCAAAGACCTGCTGGAACTTGTCGATTCTGTAGGCACGGACAAACGTCAGGCGCACATCGTCACCGAGGCAATCACCAATGGACACGAGGCGGCGCTCGCCTTCGTTTTACAGAGCGGTCTGCGTGAAGCAATCAAGGAGCTTGGCAAGGAGGTCAACTGTGAGTCAGTGACCGTACGCTTCTCCCCGGCAACCGTGAGGGTAACCAAGTGAGTGAGTACCTCAAAGTTCTGGCGGCCCTCAAGGGCTGCCCTAAGTCCTTCCAGTCGAACTACGTGCGGAACAACGCTTCGTTAGTCGCTGAGGCTGCGAGCCGTGGTCACATTTCGTGTCTGACCATGAGTGGTCGCAATGGTGGCGCTTGGGAAATTACCAGTGCCGGAGTGAAATTCCTTAAGACCCATGGAGGTTGCTTATGAAGCCTATTGACGAACTGATAGGGCTGTTAAAAGAAGATCCTTGGTCCGATGAGCTACCGGAAGGCTGGAAGGTTATCGAAGATGGTGACTGGACAGACAACCACAAGTCAGAGTGTAAGTCTGATATTGTGAAACATGAGGAGTCTGGGAAGCTATTCAGAGCGGACTTCGTGCGAACTGGTGACTACTGGCAGGGCTACGAGACAGAACTCTGCGCTGTAGCTACCGTAGAGGCTTATCAGAAGACCATAACGGCATACCGGGAGGTTAGCGATGAGTAAGCACACATTGTTATCCTTCAGTGACTACCGGGCAACCCAGAAGATTGCCAAGGGTGTCCTTGTGATGGATGGTGACTGGCTGGTATTCCAAGCCATGAGCGCCGCTGAGTTCGATGCCTCGTGGGAGGAGGAGATTTGGCACCGTTGCTGTGACCACGCCAAGGCCCGCGAGATTCTGGAGAACTCCATTGAGTCCTACAAGGGCCGAAAGAAGGCGTGGAAGAATGCTGACGTTGTCCTAGCGTTCACTGACCGTGTCAACTGGCGTAAGCTGTTGGTGGACCCTACGTACAAAGAGAACCGAGCAGTCGTTAAGAAGCCTGTGGGTTACTTTGAGTTCCTTGAGTACGTCTTTGAGACCTACACGTGCGTCCTTGAGCCTCAGTTAGAAGGTGATGACGTTATGGGCATCATAGGTTCTAATCCGCTTCCGTATCACTACGAGAAGGCCGTACTGGTCTCCTGTGACAAGGACTTTAAGACCATCCCGGATTGTGACTTTCTGTGGTGTACCACTGGTAACATTCTCGTGCAGACTCAGGAGACAGCCGACTACTGGCACCTCTTCCAGACTATCAAGGGTGACATCACCGATGGTTACGGTGGCATCCCCGGATGGGGTGATACCGCTGAGGACTTCCTCAAGGAACCCTTCATTGTTGAGCCTGTAACGTCCGTGCTGAAGTCCGGTAAGAACAAGGGACAAGAGGTAACCAAGTGGGTGAAACGCGCTCCTGAGCCGGGAGAGACGCTCTGGGACTGCATTAAGTCCATTGGTGCCAAAGCAGGGATGACCGAAGCGGAAGTAATCAAGCAGGGCCAGATGGCTCGCATCCTCCGTTCTGATGAGTACAACATCGAGACTGGGGAGATTACTCTATGGCAACCGGGCAGCTGATTCTTATTGTCCTGACCATGGGCTTAGTCGCTCGTGGTCTCTGGATGTTGGCCTTGATAATCAAGCAGATAGTTGAGCACAAATCCGAGTAATAAACTCATGGGCACTAATTAGGTAGCACTATAGGGAAGTGCCCATTATGATTATTACTTAAAGATTACTTAAAGAGGAGACTCAAATGTTAAAACCTATAGAGCACATCCTTAACAATCCTAATGACCTTCCTGACGTACCGCGAGCTGTCAAGGAGTACCTACAGTCTCGCTTCAATGCTGACTTCCTGTATCAGTCAGAGGTCCGTAAGCTGCGTGAGGCTGGCCACAGTGAGGAGTTCATCTCCGGGGTACTGTACGGTCACTACATGGCTTCGCGTGTCCTTGATGAGATGGAAGGTCGTCAGCGTGCACTCAAAGAAGGAGATTGATTATGTGTTTCTCACCTAAGATGAAAGCACCTAAGGTCGACACAACAACTGTCCCTGAGCCTGCTCCGCTCACTGAGGAACCTAAGGGTATCCAGTACGGTGGTGACGAGGACTCAAACAGCACCACTCCTGAGGTGTCTGGTCGTAAGTCACTCAAGGTGGCCAAGACGACAGAGCCTACAGGGTCCGGTAGTAAAATCCGTAAGTCAGCTTTAGGAGGCTAACATGGGACTGTTCAAGAAAATCAAGAAGGCTATCTCCAAGGTAGTCAAGGCACCACTCAAGGCCGTGGGTCTGGCAGCAGATGCACCGAACGTGCAGACAGCCGCTGAGACACAGGTGGCAGCACCTCAGGAAGCACCGAAAGAGGTCGTGGAGGACGTTGAGTCTTCAGCAGACACCGAGTCTGGCAAGAAGAAAACACGTGCGTCCGGTAAGAAATCCCTCTCAGTTTCCCGCAGCTCAGGCGGTGGGATTAACTTATGATTGGCTACGGGGAGGGCTAACAAATGGCAGAAGTTAAACTCGAAGGCTTCGCAGAGGAAGGAGCCAAGGCGGTATACGACCGTCTGAAGAACGATAGACAGCCCTACGAGACACGAGCAGAGTCCTGTGCGCAGTACACGATTCCCTCGCTGTTCCCTAAGGATTCCGATAACGCCTCAACCGATTACACGACTCCGTGGCAATCCGTAGGTGCTCGTGGCCTGAACAACCTAGCGTCCAAACTGATGCTGGCCCTGTTCCCGATGCAGTCATGGATGAAGCTGACCATTAGTGAATACGAAGCGAAGAACCTTCTGGGTGACGCTGAGGGTCTCGCCAAGGTCGATGAGGGTCTCTCAATGGTAGAGCGAATCATCATGAACTACATCGAGTCCAATAGTTACCGAGTGACTCTCTTTGAGTGCTTGAAGCAACTGTGTGTGGCCGGGAATGCGCTGCTGTACCTACCGGAGCCTGAGGGTTATACCCCTATGAAGCTCTACCGACTGAACTCGTATGTGGTCCAGCGAGACGCTTTCGGTAACGTACTTCAGATTGTCACTCTCGACAAGATTGCGTTCAACGCTCTCCCTGAGGATGTCCGCAGCCAAGTGGAAGCAGCCCAAGGTGAGCAGAAGGAAGACGCTGAGGTTGACGTTTACACCCACGTGTACCTGAACGAAGCCGGAGATGGATACTTGAAGTACGAAGAGGTTGCCGAAGAGGTAGTACCGGGAAGTGAAGCTGAGTACCCGCTCGAAGAGTGTCCGTACATTCCGGTACGCATGGTTCGAATCGACGGTGAATCCTACGGTCGCTCCTACGTGGAAGAGTATCTGGGAGACCTCAAGTCCCTAGAGAACCTCCAAGAGTCCATCGTGAAGATGGCCATGATTACCGCTAAGGTTATAGGTCTGGTAGACCCAGCAGGCATCACTCAGGTCCGCCGACTCACGGCAGCGCAGTCTGGTGCTTTCGTACCGGGCCGTAAGCAGGACATTGAGTTCCTCCAGCTGGAGAAGTCCGGTGACTTTACCGTAGCGAAGAACGTTAGTGATACCATTGAGGCTCGCCTCTCGTATGCCTTTATGCTCAACAGTGCGGTACAACGTACGGGTGAGCGAGTCACAGCTGAAGAGATTCGGTACGTGGCGTCAGAGCTGGAAGATACCCTAGGTGGTGTCTACTCGATTCTCTCGCAGGAACTCCAGCTGCCTCTGGTAAGAGTGCTCTTGAAGCAACTACAAGCCACGCAGCAAATCCCGGAGTTACCTAAAGAGGCTGTCGAGCCAACTATCAGCACTGGCCTTGAGGCTATCGGACGTGGGCAGGACCTTGATAAGCTGGAGCGCTGCATTAACGCATGGTCAGCTCTTAAGGCACTCGAAGGTGATGATGACCTCAACTTGGCTAACCTCAAGTTACGCATCGCTAACGCTATCGGTCTCGACACAGCTGGTATGCTTCTCACTCAGGAGCAGAAGAACGCCCTTATGGCACAGCAGGGTGCTCAGATTGCTACACAGCAAGGGGCCGCAGCGTTGGGTCAGGGGATGGCCGCACAGGCCACTGCAAGCCCTGAAGCGATGGCCGCAGCTGCTGATTCAGTCGGTATGCAACCGGGCATGTAATTAGGTAGCACTATAGGGAGACACATCCAGATTGAATGAGGTCTGGTCAGAAGGTTCGAGTCCTTCGTGTTTCCCTCTTAGTCTTAACTTTAAGGAGATTGAAATGGCTGGCGAATCTAACGCAGACGTATACGCATCCTTCGGTGTTAACAGTGCTGTACTGACTGGTAGCACACCTGAGGAGCACCAAGAAAACATGTTGGCTCTTGATGTTGCTGCCCGTGATGGCGATGATGCAATCGAGCTGAACACCAACAGTGATGACCCGTATGGCTCCGATGTGGACCCGTTCGGTGAACCTGAAGAGGGCCGTATGCAGGTCCGCATCTCCGCTGATGGTTCGGACGAAGAGTCCACCGACGGTGGCGACGATGAAGAACAGCAGGGCGACGATGAGAGTCAGCCGGAGGAAGTAACCGAAGAAGGTGAACCTGAAGAGTTCAAACCTATTGGTGAAACTCCGGCTGACATCAACGAAGCCTCTCAGCAGCTGGAAGAACACGAAGCTGGCTTTAACGACATGGTTGCTACTGCAATAGAACGCGGTCTCTCACAGGATGCTGTGACCCGTATTCAGCAGGAGTACCAGAACGAAGACAGTCTGTCAGAGGAGTCCTACAAAGAGTTGGCTGAGGCTGGCTATAGTAAGGCGTTCGTTGATGCGTACATTCGCGGTCAAGAGGCTCTGGTCAACCAGTACGTAGAAAAAGTTATGGACTTCGTTGGTGGCCGCGAGCGGTTCCAGCAGGTCTACGGTCACATGAAGACCAATGACCCCGAGGGTGCTGAGGCGC